GGCTTCTGTATGGGCTATGCTTGAAAGCAAACCCAGAGGTAAAGAAAATGTCCGCGACGGTTTAGAAACAAGCCAACAAAACGTTAATTTTTTGATACGATACTCTAGCGACGTAAGCGACGTAACGGCTGGCGATAGGGTTTTATATAATTCTCAATACTACGATATTGAAAGCGTACAAGAGGTTGGCCGTAATTTATCACTACGTTTAATTTGTAATCTAGTAGAGTAATGCAAATACAACTAGTAGGTTTACAAGAGTTACAGAAAAAAATGCTAAAGGCTGCTACCTTTTGTAATAAAACTGACGCTAAAATAAAGGGTATACATAGAAGAGTAGCTAGAGCTTCGGCTAGACGACTTAAAAGAAAGATAAGCCAATACGATAAAGATATACTAGTATACGCTAACGGCGTTGTACGAGAAACAGTACCAAAGGGTACTTATAAGCGCTCTATTACAGCATGGCAGCCTAAAGGCCAGAAAGATAACCATGTATTTTTTATAGGTTCAAGAACTGGCTCTAAAGTAAATGACCGTAAAGACGGCTGGATGCAGTTTATAGTAGAGCAAGGTAAGCAGCATATACAAGGCGGCCCAAACAGAAATAAAGGCGCTTTAATGAACCATGTAAAAAGCGACGGGCCAAAGGTTATAGCACAAACTATAGCTTTGTATAAACAAGAATTTCCTAAAAGAATAAAATAAAATGGAATTTACAAAAGGAATAAAAAACTTATTAGGCCATTCAACTATTACTGATATAATTAGTACAAGGTCTTACCCTATCCAAGCGCCTTCTGGTACTTCTTTGCCCTTCTTGACGTATGAAGTAACTAACGTAACTTTTGAGCATAGTAAAGATAAAGCAGAGTATAAACTAGCAGACGTAGAATTAGTTGGCTATAGCTCTACTTACTCTGACGCTGTAGATTTATGCGAAGCTTTAAAGACTAGATTTGCTAGAGCTTCTTACGATGCTTTAGGAATAGTTATAGATAACATATTCTTAGAAAGAGAAGAAATAGAATTTTTTGAAAGCCCAGATAGGTACGCTTGTGTGCTACAAGTCAAAGCTTTCTTACCTTTATAAAAAAAATAGAAAAAATGGCAATAAAAAATGTAACTTTTATAAAAGACTGGAAACATCCCAGCGGACATACAATTAAAAAAGGCGAGTGTGCAAAATGTACTCCAGAATTAGTTGAAGAATTAGAAAAAGGTGGCTATATTGCAGCTAAGTTAAAAACTAAAAAAATTAAATAAAATGGCAGTTGTAAACGGCACAAATTTAGTTATTACTCTAGGCGGTACAGCTATAGCAAATGCGCAAGAGGTAAGCTTATCTCTTAACCATGATGTTATAGACGTAACTACAAAAGATAGCGCTGGAAATCGTGAGTTAATTCCCGGCCAAAAGTCTGGCTCTATGTCTTGCTCTGGTCTTCAAGAATTCTCTGGCTCTAACGGTATTAAAGCGCTTACAGCTGCATTTAATACTGGTACAGCTGTAGCTCTTATATTTGACCAAGTGGCTACAAGTGGGGAAACGTTTTCAGCTTCTGGTATTCTAACTTCGTTAGAAATTTCTGGAGGTACTGATGATGCACCAGTATACTCGGCTAGCTTTGAGCTAACTGGAGCTATAACTAAGGGTAATACTTAATCTGATAGTATGACTATAGAAATAGACGGCGTAGAATATCCTCTACGCTACTCACTTCGTGCGCTCAAAAAATTTGAGCATAAAACTAAAAAAAGCGTCTTTCAGTTTGGCGATACTGGCGCAATGACAGCTGACGCTATGAGCTGGCTTATTTACGTGGGTATAGTAGACGGTTGCGATTTTGAAGGTATAGACTTCGATAAGTCTTTAGCGGATATTGAGCCGTTTGTAGATTTAAGCCACGTAACGACAGCTGTACAAGCTTTACAGCAATATACTGGAGAAGGTAAAAAAAAGAAGTAGAAGGAGAAAATACACCTTTAAACTGGAAGCAGTTAATAGGTTTAGGAATGGGAGTACTTAGGTACTCTCCTTCTCATTTTTGGGCTTGTACTTTAGGTGAGCTTCTAACAGCTGTAGAGTACTTTCAAAAGATAGACAACGGTAAGCAGAAAGCAGCTTGGGAGCGAGCTAGATTTGTAGCGCATATATTGCTACAGCCACACGCTAAAAAAGGTAGCAGAATAAAGCCAGAAGATATATGCCAATTTAGTTGGGAAAAACAGCAAGAACTCCAAAAATCGGAAGTAAGATTTAGTGAAGAACGTATAAAAGAATTAGCCAAGTATTCAGAAGAAAATTCTTACCTTAGCTTTTAATGGCTTCTTTAGGTGATTTAATTTTAAAGCTCGGCGTAAACGCTAGAGAATTTGATAAAGGCTTAGGCAAGTCGATGCGTAAGCTAAATACTTTTGGTAAGAATACTAAAAAACTTGGCAAATCTTTAACGACTTCTTTAACTCTACCTTTAGCGGCTATTGGTGGCGCTAGCTTTAAAGTAGCTGCCGACTTCGAAGCTTCAATGGCTCAAGTAAAGGCCGTAAGTGGAGCTACAGCGGACGAATTTAAGCTGCTAGAACAAAATGCTTTAGACTTAGGTAGTAGCACAAAATTCACAGCCAGCGAAGTAAGTGGCTTACAATTAGAATTTAGTAAGCTAGGTTTTTCAGCCCAAGAAATAACTAAGGTAACTGAGTCTACACTAGCCTTAGCACAAGCTACTGGCTCTGACCTTGCAACTTCTGCTGAGGTTGCTGGTTCTACTTTAAGAGGCTTTGGCTTAGACGCTTCTGAAACAGCAAGAGTTACTGACGTTATGGCTGCTAGCTTTAGCTCTACGGCGTTAGATATGTCAAGCTTCCAAGACTCTATGAAGTTTGTAGCTCCAGTAGCTAAAGCAGCTGGTATAAGCATAGAACAAACTACAGCAATGCTAGGCGCTCTAGCTAATAACGGCATAAAAGGCTCGCAAGCTGGTACAGCTTTAAGGCGTATTATATCGGAGTTAGGCGCTACTGGTGGCGATGTAGCTGGAGCTTTAGAAAATTTAGCTGGCAAAGGTTTAAACTTAGCAGACGCTAAAGATGAGGTTGGGCGTAGCGCTCAAAGTGCATTGCTTGTATTAATGGAGAATATAGGCGTAACTAACGAACTTACTGGCTCTTTCAATAATGCTTCTGGCACAGCTAAAGAAATGGCTGGAATTATGGACGATACCAGCGCTGGGTCTTTAGCTCGTATGCGCTCTGCTTTAGAAGGTGCTGGTATTGTAATTGGTAAAACTTTAGCGCCACATATAGAAAAATTAGCTGGGTTTATATCTAGCATAGCTACAAAGTTTTCTAACCTAAGTGACAAAACCCAAAAAACTATACTAATTATGGGCGGCCTAGCAGCTGCTATAGGGCCTTTATTGGTAGTAATACCTAGTTTAGTGTCAGCTATAGGTACTATAAAAATAGCGCTTACGGCGATGACTGGGCCAGTAGGTATAGTAACTGGTATTATCGCTGGATTAGCTACAGCCTTTTTTGCTTTTGGTACCGAAGTTACAGACGCTAAAAGCGACTTAAACGAGTTTACTGGTACTGTAGAAGAAATGCCTAAAGCTCTTGAAGCTATGGATTTCAAAGGCTTAGTTAATGAAGTTAGAACTGGAGTAGATGATATACTAGACAGTACACAAGCTTTTGAAGATATGAAATTCTTTAGCGAGCTTGGTAGTGATAGAGCAAGCTTAGAGCAGTCTTTAGCAATGGCTCAAGGTAGAGTAGCAGAGTTTCAAGCTGCTATGGATAAAGCAGCCGCTGGGCAACGTGATAGTACTGGTAAGTTAAATAGCTCTAGTATTAGAATGTTAGAAACGGCAGAAGAAAATCTAGCAGCATATACTAGAATAGTAGACGCTAGTACTATAGCCTTAGCAAGATTAGACGAGAAGCAAAAAAGTGTAAGCACTAGCGCAACTTCTGTAGCCAGCGCCGTACAAAATACAAACACAGCTGTAAATGGTTTAGCTATGGCTACACTTCAAGCTGGGCCAATTTTAAACGAAACTGATGAGACTTTAAAGCTTTTACAAACTAGTACTACTTCGGTAGCAGACAGCTTTACAAATACTAGTACAGCCTTTGGAGATATGACGCTAGCAATTAGTGCTAATATGCAATTCCTTATGGATTTAGGCCAAACGCTAGGCCAAAATTTAGGCCATGCCTTTGCTACAATAATAGCTGGTGGTGAAGATGCAAAAAAATCTATTGGCGAAGCTATGCTAGCTACGCTCGACGCGGCCTTAGCTGCTTCTACTGGTTTAATTATTGAGGCTATGATAAACAGCGGTAAATTTACTGGGCCAGCCGCACCAGTAGTTATACCAGCTTTAGTTGCTACGGGTGTAGCTTTAGTAAGGGGTTTATTTAGTGCAATTTCAGTACCAGCTTTAGCCGAAGGTGGTATCGCGAGCGGTTCTACTCTCGCCCTTGTCGGCGAGTACGCTGGCGCTCAAAGTAACCCAGAGGTAATAGCGCCACTGGATAAATTAAAATCTATGATTGGTAGCGCTAACGCTGGCCAAGTACAAGTACAAGGCGTAATACGTGGACGCGATATATTTTTAACTAATGAAACCGCAGCGCGAGAAGTAAGTAATTTAAGAGGCTTTTAAAACATGAACGCAACTATCCAAGCGCTAGCGGAGTACCGAAGCAAGTTCGGTAATAAACGCTACAGAGTAGAAATAGTAGATAGTACTAGCCCTACTGAAAATGTCCGCAGCTATGATATTACGCCTTCTGGCGCTGTAATAAGCTACGAAAGCTCAGATAATGATGTATACCAGCCTATCATTTCTAGCACTTGTAGATTTACTTTTATTTGTGAAACAATAGCGCAAGTAGATTTTTTAGAAGATGTAGCAAGAAGTACTGAGGGCAAATACGGCGTTAGGATTTTGGTTAATGATGATAACTTA